CTCTCTGCTTACTCGACGGGGATGCCGGCTTCAGCCAGCGCGTCGCGAATCTCGGATGCCTTCGCGTCCGTCTCGACCTCGAAGCCCTTCGTGAGTGCGTACGCGGCCCACGCCTTGGCGGACGATCCCGGACCCTTCACGGGCGGGACACCCACCTCGACTTCGGACTCGTCTTCGGACTCGTCTTCGGACTCGTCTTCGGACTCGTCTTCGGACTCGTCTTCGGACTCGTCTTCGGACTCGTCTTCGGACTCGTCTTCGGACTCGTCTTCGTCGCCTGCCGGCGCCTCAGACTCTCCCGACCCGGCGAGCGTGTGCTCACCGAGCTGAGGGAGTGCCCACTTCGGAGGGGTCGACCCTGCTTCGAGCAGCAGGGCCTCCCCCTCCTCGGTGAGGACGTACACGTTGCACGCCATGGGGGCCATGGTCACGCAGCGACCGTCGCGACGAACAGGCGCTTCGCGTCCGAGAGGACGGGGAACGCGACCGCATCCACGAACGTGAACTCGCGGTAGGGCGGGCCGACCTTCTCGACGACACCGGCGATGCCGGGCGCCTCCTGGAAGGACATCTCCGCGAGGTTGCTGTTGACCAGCTCGAGCGCGGTCGCTGTGACGCCCCACTCGGTGCGTCCCAGGTCCCCGAGCTCGGCCGGGGTGAACAGGACGCGGTTCGCGGGGATCACGCGGGCGAGCTGGTCGGTGGTGACCGACTCGACCTGGGTGTCGTACGGAGCGACGAACGGCGGGAGGCCGTACGAGGCGAGGAGCGTGTTGACGTCCTCGAAGCTCGCGTACGTGCGACCGGCGGAGGCACCGTAGATCGCGTCGATGATCTCCTTGTTCCGCTGCACGAGACGGAGGACCGTCTGCGAGGTGCGGATCGCGCCGGCCGGGGCACCGTTGGTCGCGACGTAGACGTCGTGCCAGGTGATCAGGTCGGTGAGGACCTTCGCCGTTGCGAGGTTGCTCCACAGGATGCCCGCGGTGACCAGGTGCGAACCGGGGACACCGAAGTCGGCCTCGAAGCCGCCGTTGATCTCGGACACGGTGAGCTTGCCGTCCGTGAGGACATCACCCCACGCGAGCTCGAGGCGTCGGAAGATGTTCCCGACGAGGTCCTCGGCGTCGTTGTAGATCGCGTCGGCGAGAGCGGCGGTGTTGGTGCCGTTCACGCGAGCGAACTCCAGCTGCAGCCGCTCGTACTCGCCCTTGTTGCGCGAGTCCGAGAGGGGGATCATGCCGACCGAGCCGGTGGAGCCGGTGTCGCGGTCGGACACGTGGATGCGTCCGTCATAGGTGCGGTACCGGGCCGTGCGGTTGCGCTTCACGATCTCCGCGAAGTTGACCGTGTTGGTCAGGTTGTTCCGCGTCGGGAACGCGTTGAGCAGGGCCAGGTCGCTGGGGACCGGAACTGCGCGGACGAACGCCGAGAGGGCGTCGGGGCTGACGGGGGCGTCGAAGACGATAGCCATCTAGCTCACGCTCCTTCCGAGAAGTTGACGAGCTTCAGGTCCGTGCGGGCGTCGGCGTCGAGTGCGCCCTTGCCCGTCTGGAACGGAAGCTTGGACGGGATGACCTCGCCCTTGTGAAGACCGGCGCCGCCGACGCGCGTCGCGCCGCTGCCGATCGTCACGGACGAGAACAGGATCTCCACAGCGGTCTCGCTGCCGTTGGTGGCGGCGGGGTCGTACGGTGCGTACAGGCCCGACGTGGTGATCTTGCCGAGCACGGTTCCGGACGGGACGAACCCGCTCGGGTAGTGGGTGCCGGCGGTGAATGCGCTCACGTCCAGGACGATGCTCGGGTTGTCACCCGGCAGCGTTCCGTCGGGGCCACGAAGCCACGAACGGTTCTCCGACTGGAACGTGGAGCGGCGAACGGTGATGTCAGACATCGGTGTTTCCTCTCTACTTCTTGGGACCGAAGCGGCGTTCCGCCTCGGCTTCGCCGGTTGCCCGGCCTGTGGTTTCGATCTGCTCGTGCTGGCCCTGGAACCGGGACAGGTTCGCCCCGCCGGCCTTCGGCTTCTCCTTGGTGTTCTCAGTCACCCAGGCGGTGATCTTGGCCGTGTCGGCCTTGTCTCCGTCGATGAACTGCGAACGGTCCAACGTGAGGAGTGTCGCCGGGTCGACTTCGCGGCCCTGCAGCGCACGCTCGATGGCGGTGGTGACTCGCTCGTGAGCGAGGATCGGAGCGACAGAGTCGCGCCCGCGCTTCTCGGCTTCGTCGATCGCTCGCTGCTGGTCGGTGAGTCCGGCCTGCTTGAGCTGATCGTTCTCGTCCTTGAGGCGCTGCACTTCCTCGGGCGTGAGGCCGCCGAACGCCGTCGCACGGCTCTCGTGCTTCAGCGACTGGTGCTTCCAGTACGCGGCCTGCTGTTCCGGCGTCATGTTCTTGACAGGTGTCTCGGCCGGGAACCCGTTGTCCGCGCCGTCGGCGCCTTCGTTGTCGGTCACGAACCGGATTCCCCGAAGGTCAAACTTCGAGGGGCCGATCTGTGCCAGACCGTCGAGGCCTCGGCGGGCGAAGGTGGGCTTGCTTGCGAGCATGATCTATCTCCCATGTCGGGTGTGGTGGTGACCCCATGTCGGGGTGACCGTGCGTGTGCACGGGGTCTATGAGGCGTCGATCTCGCGCTTCGTCGTGAAGTGCTGGTCGCGCCAGGTGAGGACAGGTCCGAGCTCTCCGTGCTCGCGCACAGCGATCAGGTCGAGGTAGTCGGAGATCTCGTTGCGGCCGTCGAGGTATCGGGCGCCGCGGTCGGTGGAACCGAACTCGCTCTCGACGGCGGTGTGGATCGCGTCGAGGCGATCGGGGTGGATGATCTGCACTGCCGGGTCGCTGTTGAGCGGCCGACTCTGACAGTCACACCCTGGGTGAATCGGTGCGAGGTCTTCCACCCAGTAGCGCTGGGTAGAAGCGATGACGCACAGCGCGCAGTTCTCGCGACCGGTGAGCACGCGCTCGAACGCTCGCACTCCCCCGGATCGCATCGCACGCCGGCTCGAGTGGGTCTTCGCGAGCTGCAGGTTCGTCGTGACGATCGACTGCAACCGGTTCTTGCCGGCGGCGACGGCGGCGGTGACCGATTGCCCCTTGGAGAGCGAGTCGTGCATTGTGGCGAACGGTCGGGCGTAGAGGGTCTCATCGGAGATCCCGCGCAGGTTCCGCGTGGTGGCCTCTAAGGTGCGCCCGGAGACGGTGTAGCCCTGCTCGGCAGCGACGCGAGCCATGTACGCGTCCGTGATGTCCGAGATCCGCTGCTGGCCGGCCTGCACCCTGGGGACGACCGCGGCGAGAAGACGCTTGATATCGTCGTCCCGCCACGACCCCATGCTGTTCCAGTACCTCATCGCGAAGTTCTGAATCGTCAGCCGCAGCTGGTTCATCTGGACGTCGTAAGCGCGGTCGAGGCGAGAAGCCATCACTCCCCCTCTACTGACCGGCAGGTGCTCCCGCATCGGCCACCGTCTGGAGAATCAGCGCTTGATCGGCTTGTTCGGCCATCACTTGCGCGATCTCGTCTGGGGTCATCTGCCAGATCACTCGGAGGATGGTCTTGAGCGGCAACGACGTGGCCTGCGATGTTGCAGAACCCTTGTCGGCGAGCGAGAACCTCTCAGTGGGCTTCCACCCGACGGTGATCTTCGACTTCACCGCGCGATCTTCATCACCAGCGGTGAGGAAGATCAGGTTGTAGAGGTCGACGATCCCCTGCGTGGCGCGGGTGATCTTGTCCTCCACGGCGAAGGTCAGGCCTTCGCGGGTGAACTTCGCACCCTCGGCCGCCTGGTTGTCGGGAGCGAAGATCGACATCGGGCGACGCGTCACGGCTGCGAGGCGCATGACCTCGTCCTTGATCGCGTTGAGGATGCCGCTGATGTCCGCCTGAGTGGACTCCCACACCTTCGCACCGGACGGCAGGAGGAACCACTGTCCGGGGTCGGACGTGAGGATGTCGTCTAGGTCATCGACGCCGATCGACGTCTTGAACTCGTTCTGGACGTCGACCTCTTCTTCTTCGGCGTTCATCTGAATCGCGCGCTGCCGGAACGCCTGGTACATGACGATGACGGTCATCTGGAAGACCAGACGATCGATGCGGCGGAGCAGCCGCAGGTGCGGTTCGAACTCGCCCTTGCCGTTCCGGTTCCTGAACCGGACGACCGGCACGAGGTGGTGCTCGAGCTCCATCCCGTCCTTGCCGCCCTGGGTGTTGTCCCAAGACCACGACTTCGGGTCGAACCCGCCCTCACCACTCACCGGACGCTTCGCGACGAAGGACCGTGCGCGTGTGCCCGCGGCGACAGAGCCCGGGAGCATGATGACGGCGTAGTCGAAACCGTCGAACTGGTCGCGGAGGAACTTCACCGCGCACACGATCCGGGACTGACGCGCCGGGTCGTGGAAGGTGACGACGTCGCGCGGGTCCTCTGCCGTGACAGTGATCTCGTCGGTGTCCGCGTCAGTCCCGACGATGCCGAACGAATCGCCGGCCCAGAGCATCGTCTCGATGATCGACGCGAGCTCCACATCGAGATTGTTGTCTCGCCAGTGCTCCCACGCCTTCTCGTCGAGCACGTCGCCGGACACGGCGGTGGGGGGGGGGGGGCCCCACCAACCCCCCCCCCCCCC